CTTCTCCATAACACCAAATAGATGTCAAACCTTTTGATAAAAGGTGCTGGATTCCAAATGTTGAACCAGACATAACATACATATCAACCATATAAGCAAGAATTACTGTTCCTAAGTATAAAAATATCTTAGCAGTCATTCCTTTTCTGAGCAAGGCACTTCTAAACGACTTTATACCTTTCATTTTTATACTAACAAATATTGCCATTATGGTATCTATCGTCACAAAAGCAATAAGTAGTAAAAGCAATCCTTGTATAGGAGCAAAGAAAGCGAGCATTGTAAATATCAAAGGTTTTATCCAAGTCATTATTTCACATTTTGTTTTTTTCTTGTTAGTATTCTCTTCCAAGTATGTCGGCAATCGGTAGTTGATTCTATAGTTCCCTTCTTTCTATACCAACCACCTTTGTATTTAAATACATTGCTGTTGAAATCCTTCATATCATTTTTCATTTTCATAAGTTCTTCTTTCGTATATAACTTATTTCTTTTGATCATTGTTTTGCAGAAGTCTCTCGTAGTTGAAATAACTTTCGGACCCAATTCATCCTTGACATCGTACTTGTAATATACAAATAAACCATTTATCTTCTTTTCTAAAAAGAACGCTTCTAAGATGTCTTCTTCTTTTTTCAATAGTATCTCTTCATCAAAGTCAGAAACTTCTTCAGAGAAGAGAATTTCAATATCCTCGTTCATCTCAACACCATATCTACCTAAAACTTCTAATACATCAATTTCAAATTTATGTTCTTTCATTTTTGTTATGATATTTGTATTTGGTTTTACTTCCTCAGAAAGTTCAACATCATCAAACTCTAAACTAAGATTTTGTCTATCTATTTTTCTTAACTTCCTTTGTGCCCATTCAATTCCTGCAGTTCCGCCCCAAGCATCCCACATCAATCCTCCACAACCTTCACTATAAGGAACATCTTTATTTTGTCTATGTCTAGCAAATGAAGCCATTCTAGCAATGGTTTCAACAGTAATTCTTTCTTTCTTAGCAAGTTGGTTGGCTCTTTTCTTACCAACTGGAGTTCCACAACTTCCCCAACCATTCTCTTTTGCCCAATCTAATGCTCTTTTAGCATTATTTACAGCGGCTTGTGGGTAATCGTTGTAAGACTGTAAATCAAAATTATTAAAATGATAATCCATATTATATTATTATTTTTATCTTACTCCCCAAATTCTTCTATAATAATCAGCAGATTCCTCATTATCATTGCCATATCCAACTGGACCATAAGTCTTTCCTGGATCGTCATAGTTTGGAGTAATCAATTTTGTAGTGTATGTTTGGTAATAAAAGAATATATTTCCTTGAACAGCAAAGTCTGATGCCCAGTTACAAAGATAATCTTTCAATCTTTTCTCAAATGCCGCAGATTTATCTTCTGCTTTTCTTAGTAAAAGAGTTATCTTTGTCATTTCATCAGCACCTTTGTTTGTTTCGGAATCTTGTTGAACTATTCCTTTGTTTCTAACTTGTAATGCAATCCAAGGAAGTGCTTCGTATAAAGTTCTCCAAGCAAGAAATGGCTTTACATATGTTGATACCAATAATTTTTCGTTATCGTCTAATGTTTTTTCAGTCCATCTTTTTTTCATTTCATTGTACGATAAAGTTCCCAATATATCTTGCAATAAAATAATTTCAACTTCATTTACGAATGGCATAAGCAACTTTACATCCAAGTTATCGGATATAGGAAGAGTTGCTCTCATATAATTTTCTGTTAGTATGTGTTGGCTCATATTTATTTCTTAATTTTTTGGTGGTCTTATCACTTCTTGTTCTTGATCCGCTTTTGAATACAATGTAATTTCGTTTAGTTTGAAATTTATATTTACACCATTATACTTCAATATGTTGTTTATTATTTTCTCAAAATGAGATTGTAATGGATTGATAATAGTATTCTTGAATATTTGGTAAGATATATCTATATCGGAATTACCTAAATTAGCAGGGCTCATCAATCCGAATAGTTCAGGAGATGTAACATTATGTGCTGTAAGTATTTTACCGTCAGTAGTTTTGTTCAACTCATTATATCTATCGTGAATAGAATTTGGTTCAAATGTAGTAATGTCTGGTGCTAAATCTGGATCATCAACGAAGAAAGCAGCGACTTTACCTGTGTTGTTTGTGTTTGTAAATGCAGAAACTATGTTTTTCAATATGTTTTTCTTTACTTCTGGTGTTGGATTCTCTTTGAAAGTCATCAATACAGAAGGCGCAAAGCCATTTATCAAGTTTGATTTATGTAGATTCGCAATCATTGTATCAATTTCAATCCATTTTATAGCAGAGAAATAGCCTGGTAATGAATAGTACTCAACGGATGAGCAAGGATTTGCATAGTAATAAAGTTGTGTATCGTTTTCTTTATCAAAAATGTCAAATGGACAATAATACTTTGCCTTAGCCAAATCAGAAGAACTATTGAAGTTTTTACAATAAATAAAATCATCTATCGTTTCTTCATCATCACAATTAGGAATAACTCTCAATTTTGTAATGTCTTTATGTTTCAATGATACAATACTTTTGTTGTCATCAATAAATGTAGTAAGGAATGCGTACTGCCCTGTCAATAGGTAATCAAATATAATAGATTTTAGAAATTCTAGTATATCGTTTCTTCCATCGGTATATTTCAACAACTTATCAACCATTACTTGCTTCTCAGTTGATAGCATTAAATATTTTTCCTCGTTGATTGAATAACCACCACCAATAATCATATCAATCTTTCTATCAAGAATTGCTCTGTGCATAGGAGATTGATCGTATAGGAATAAAAGATTGTCATAGAACTTGTCGTTCTCTCCGAATCTAACCCATCCTTGCGATGATTTCTTTTGCCATATGTTTATAGGAGTTTCCGCATATTGATACGAAAGTGCCTCACTATTCAAATCTGGCTTTGCCATAGGCTTTTCAACCTGCATTGGCTCTTTTGCTTTGTTAAAATTAAATAATTTCATTATTTTAATTTATTTTTCTTTATAGATAAACATCGTCATCATCTCTATTCCACAATCCTCTATCAATCGGCATAGAATAGGTTGCACCAATATTAGCATCACCCATAACATAATCCTCAACAACTTTCGTATTGATTTGATCTGCTATTGATGTTAGTCGTCCAACTTCTAATAGATATGAAGGGTCAAGTATAAATCGTGAGAATGTTCCGCCTTGAATATTGTTTGGTCCAAATTGATTTGAATTCCATACATCTGGTGAAGCAAGATTGCTGTAAAAAGGTGCTGGAAGACCATAAACTGGATCAACAGTATCGTCGCAGATACCAATCATACGAAGTTCATACTTGTATTGTCCTGATGGCAATTGAAGTCCTGGTAGAATAGCAGGTCCTGGTACTACAGAACCGGTTGTGCTGATAGGCAATTCAATTACTATATCATTCGTAGAGATATTACAGGTGTTATACCATAATACCTTTTGTATATGTGGAAATTCCTCTCCACCGTAGAGTCCAGAAACTTGTTCAGTGCCATAAGAGCCACCTAATGAAGTCTCTGGAAAATATATTGTCATTTCATATAAAAATATTGGAAGTGGAAGAGAACATAACTCTGTTGATATAAAAGTTTTGCTTTCATTTGTAAATCCGTTGAATACGAAAGAAGTTGTATCTTTGTCTAATATAATCATACTAATAAATAATTTTTTTCTATTTTTATTTTATGAAACAAACATAACTTTTATATATATAATAGTAGTTTCATAATCTATATATTTAGAGAGGTAAAGTTTTCATAGTCTTTACCTCTCTTTTTTTATATTCCTAACTCTAATAACTTTAATTCTCTATTGAAATATGTAACGAATAGCATTGGACTACAAACTTCTATAGTAGCATTCAATCTTCTTCTTTTATCCTCAGGATTTTTATATACAAAGAATACTTTATAATTTTCATTTTCCATAGAACTTGAAACTTTATCTTTGTATTTTGAATCAGGAGATGATTTGTAAAATCCAAATGAAGTTTGTTGCACAATATCTTTCGGAGTTATACTATACTTAGAACATATTTCATTTCTAACATAAGAATCATATCTTTCAGAAATTCCTTTATTTACCTTTAGCATTTATAAAATCTCTTAGTTTTTCTCTCTCAGGAGTATCAAGTTTTTCTAATACACCATCAATTATATCATTTGATCTTCCTTTTTTTATTTCTTCTTTGATAATTTCAATTTCTTGTTCTATCTTATCAAATCTTTTTGCTAGATACTTAACTATATCTACTAAACTCCAACCACTGCTCATAATCTTTTTTTTCTTTTATATATTAAATACCAAAAGCCAACTTTTGCCATTTACACAATGTAGAAGTCTATTGATTCGGAAGTTATTTCTCTTCCTTTTATTTCAAACCACATTCTCATCATCAATACATCGGCATAATCCGGTGATCTACCAATAATTTGCTTTATTTTATCCTTGCTTATTATTTCAATCTTACCGTCTCTATCTAAATTTTGAAGTTGTATAACCTCTAACTCTCTAACAATAGTTTCTTTCTGCGTTGTATTCGTAACATTTAGTTTTATTTTGTTGTCGTTTATCATTTCGCACAATTTGAAATAGCACTGAGATCTTAGATTCTTGAAATTCTGTGCTTTCAATGCCTTGCCGCCATTATTGAATGGTCTTGCTTTTACGAAGTCAGTTATACCACCACCGACTCCATCGGTATCAACAATGATATTGTTTCTATGTATCTCGTACATACTTATTATTTCCTCAATAACTTTTACTTGCTTGTCTAATGTTTGCTTTGATAGTTCTTTGATAGTAATACAACTCAATCCTTTCCATACCGCGATTGTTGTTTTATCTTTACCTAACCTAGCGACATCTATACTCAAATAGTATGGTGCTTCTTTTGGGTTTCTGTAATCAAACATTTCTAGCAATCTGTCATAATTTATTAGAGCATCTTCTGAGTATTCCCAGTCGCCATATAATAACCTTCTTTTTGATTGCTCATCAAGTTGCTTTAGTGTCTCAATATATGCCGGTGGTAAATAAGGATTGTCAGTTGGAAGTGCTTGTATAAATTTTCTATGCGGAGGAAGTGTTCCGTCAAGACTAGGCTTGTAGAATTCACCATATACAAAATTCTTTCCAGGGTTGGTTGTCATAAATATTTTAGGACATAAGTCAAACTCTTCCAATTTCCAACGCATCCTTGATTGAAGGACATTTATTGCTTTGAAGTGGACATTCGCAACCTCTTCTACTACGGCACCTGTAATCTCTAAACCACCTAAGAAGTCATAGTTAGGATCCGAAGGCCTGTACGCAATATCTTTTAGAAGTATTTCCGATCCGTTGAATAGTTTTATTATGTTGTCTTGTTGGTTGAATGTATAATGAGTGTCTTGTTTTAGACCACAAACTTTCATAACCTCAAAAAGAGTTACTAATGATGTTTGTTTCAATAAGGTAATTTGATTTCTTGCCAATACCCACCTGCTACCAACATATGTAATACACTGATTTACAAGCCATAATGATCCTAAAAAGGATTTGCCTGAACCTGCAGAACCTCCATACAAAATTTGTGTGGAGGTCTTATCGTTTAGGAATGCCAGTGCTTCTAGTTGTTTATCGTTTAAATTTATTGTTGATTTAGCCATCGTTATTGTCTCCTTTATCTATTTTTTTTGTAGCAGATTTTACTTCT